TGGCAACGAGAGATATAACCGAAGGTAGAGGCTCTGCAACTGCCAGCATTGGTCGTGCTATTGCTGTTGACTTAGGTATTGTTTCATCTAGTTCTACTTGGCAGAACACTAATGAGTCATATGATGTGGCAGTAGGTGGACTTCCATTCTTCTACGCTATCAGTGATGCTCGTCCATACATCCGTCAGACTGCACCGTTTCGTAAGGAACAGTCAGACATTGGTGCAGAACCAGGTGAGCAATCGCTCACTGGTTTCTGGTTAAGAAGCCAGTCTTCTTTTCATAATGGCACAGGCATTAAGTTCTATGACCCATCTGCAGGTGAGAGTGTTAACTTTCGTTTTGCTGACTCAGACAATGTAGATGTGTGGACTAAGGGACAGGTAACTCTGCTCAAAGAAACAGCCAATATGACTGGTGTTACTAGCGGTATCTATAAACTTATCTCTGGTGTATCTGGTAGTACTAACGTAATTGTTGGATATATTCCTGGTTCTACGACAATAAAATCTTTTGAAGCAGATGGCACAGTAGTAACAACATATGTGCCTACTAACTTAGGTAACATACTAGATGGTGCGGTAGTAACAGATGGTACACGCTTGTTTGCTGCTGATAATGACCACGTTTACGTGGGTCCACTCAATGCAGCCTCAACTGGCTGGACTGAATACTATGTAACTGGCACACGTGCCACTCTTGCTTGGGTTAAACAACGCCTTGTTGGTGCTGTTACTAACTCTGTTTATGAGTTAACTGGTGCTACTGGTAGCGCACTTGCATTACCTACACCGATATACACACACCCTAATACTGCTTGGATTTGGTCATCTATCTCTGAGGGTGGCTCTGCCATTTATGCTGCTGGTTATGCTGGCGGAAACTCTGCTATCTATAAGTTTACTCTGGGTACTAATGGCTCTATGCCAGTATTAACTTCTGGAATTATAGCAGCGCAATTACCAATTGGCGAGATAGTCTACAAGATTGAATCATACCTTGGCTACCTAATGATTGGTACTAATAAGGGTATGCGTGTGGCTAAAATCTCAGATACAACTGGTGATTTAATCTACGGCCCACTAATATTTGAAGACACTAATGGTGTATACGACTTTGCATTCCGTGATAAGTATGTCTGGGCTACTGGCACAGTCAATGGTTGCGCTGGATTATACCGCATTGATTTAGATGCGGAGATTGAAAATTTACGCTTTGCCTACGCCAAGGATGCCTATCTTACTACTGTTGCTGGCTATGCTACTAGCGTAGACTTTATTGGTAACAGTAATCAACTGGCCTTTACTACATCAGGTAGCAATGGCATAGCCATTCAATCAGCCACAGTTTTAGCATCATCTGGCTCTATAAGCACAGGTAAGATTCGATTCTCTACCCTAGAGCCTAAGAACTACAAGCGTCTTATTGCACGTGGTTCATTTACATCTGGCACCCTTACGCTCTCATCCCTTGCTACAAATGCAGGTGGAACTGATGTCCAATTTGACCATATAGGTTACGGTCTTGAGGTTGAACCCGTAGAAGTAACTACATCTCAGCCCGAAGTAGCACAAGAGTTCCTTGCATATAAATTTACATTTGACCGTGACGCCACGGATACAACTGCTGGTCCTACCTTTAAGGGATATCAAGCAAAGGCAACCATTGCTTCTCCACGCAATAGACTCATTCGTTTTCCTGTCTACTGTTTTGATATTGAAACAGATAGGTTTAATACTGTAGTCGGCTTTGAAGGCAGAGCCTTTGAGCGTATCCAATTGTTAGAAGAGATTGAAAAGACAGGCGATGTTCTGACTTGGCAAGACTTGACAACAGGAGAATCACGACAAGCAGTAATCGAACAAGTTACATTCACCCGTATGACACCGCCCGATAAACGTTTTGATGGTTTTGGTGGCATCATAGAGATAACCGTAAGGACCGTATAATGGAGTTCAAAGACTATCTAACAATGGCAGTTGCTGTTATAGCAATTATAACCGCTTTTGCTGGGAGCATGCGTTGGATGGTTAAACACTATCTCAATGAACTTCGCCCTAATGGTGGCAGTTCAATGAAAGACTCTATGGCTCGTATGGAACAACGCATTGATGACTTGTATAAATTGGTAGCGGAGAAATAAATGAAAGCAACACCTGCGGCTATTGCCGTACTACGTCAAGCAACTGCACTCAAGCCTAATCGCAAAAAGGCCAGCGATGGATTACTGCCATCTGCGGCGCATATGAAGCAAAACCCTACCTCGGACCACAATACAGGCTACGCCGTAGACTTAACGGATGACCCTAAAAATGGCATTGATTGCACAACAATCTTCCAGAAATTGAAGGAAGATGAGCGAGTTAAATATCTAATTTTTAAAGGTAAGATTTGGTCACGTGAACGCTCATCAGAAGGTGACCGCGAATACACTGGCTCCAATAAACACAATAAGCATCTTCATATTTCTATCAACGAGGACAAGGGAAAAGACACTAGCCCTTGGTTCTGGTGGCTAAACCAACCTAAAACTCTTAATCAGGTTATTGCTAGTTTGACTTCAATACCTGCAAAGAAGGCATACAAGACCGAAGTTTGCACCTGCTGTAAGTTACACGGGGCAAAGTCCTAATCCTATAGGAGGATACAATGGAGCAATTCAAACAACTAGCACTATCTTGGTTCCGTGCTGCCGCTGCTGCGGTAGTCGCTATCTACATGACTGGCGAGACTAATCCGAAGACTCTTGCTGCTGCCGCACTCGCTGGTGTGGCTGGTCCAGTCCTCAAATGGCTTGACCCATCCGCTACAGAGTTTGGTCGCGGCTCAAAGTAATACCCTTTAAACGCCTTCCAAGGCCCTTTTAAGACAAGAAACCCCCCTACCTTAGTGATTATACTAGGGTAAGGGGGTCTTTTGTTGTTTCTAGAGGTTAACGTTCTTTCTCTTCTTCTAGTTCTTCAAGCCATAGGGTGTACTCTCTACCTCGGATGCGAGCCTTGATTTCGTAATAGGCTGCCTCGAGTACATAGAACACGGTGATACCAGTAAGTGAAGCCAACGCTACTTGTAAAAAGTTTGACATAGTACTCCTTAGATATTATAATATATATATTATCATATAAGGCCGAAGGCCTTTATATAATTACTTACATAACTAAGTATACAGATAAATTTCTAGATGTCAACTATTTAAACAATTGACACCTAGCGGTGTCTATGCCTATAATAGAACCATGTCAATTAAACTCGAAGAATATACCTTACCAGAGCACATATCCTACTCTGCGTTCAGTACCTACCTAACCTGTGGGTACCAATACTACCTCGGCAGACTCCTTGGCAAGGAAGAAGCCCCATCCGTCTGGTCTGTTGGCGGTTCAGCGTTCCACCTAGCGTGTGAAAACTACGATAAGGAGAACATGTGAGCACCCAGCAACTATGGGACCAAGCATGGCTTGAGTCCAAAGGCGATACCGACCTAACCAATGCTCGCGTTGGAGGCCGTGCTACCAAGGCTAACCCTAACAAAGAAGACCAGACATTCTGGCAAGAAGCGGGACCGCGTTGGGTAGAAGCATACGTAGCATGGCGCAAGACCAACCCTAACTGGAAAATCTGGACAGCACCAGATGGCAACCCAGGGATTGAACTTGCCCTGACCCCTGTCGTCAAAGGCGTAGCCGTCAAGATGATTATTGACCGTATCTTTGAGGTCAACGGCGAACTTGTCATTGTCGACTTAAAGACATCACAGAACACACCTACCAGCAGTCTACAACTTGGGTTCTACAAACTGGGTCTCGAACAACAGTTTGGAACAGATGCCCTAGGTGGAGAAATCAAGTGGGGAACCTACTACATGTCTCGCGGTAGTAACATCTCTGAGATGGTGGACCTATCCGAGTACACCTACGACAAGATGGAATACCTCATAGAAACATTTGACAAGGCACGCAAGGATGCGATATTCTTGCCCAACACAAACAGTTGTCAATACATGTGTGGACTCACAGAGTATTGTCAATTCTCGATTAAGAAGGATAAATAAATGGCAGAAGACTGGAAGTTACAAGTATCATATAAGACCCCTTCTGGGGATATGATTAACATTCGTGCTCATACCAACGATGAACTAAGTGTTCTACTCGAAGGTATTGGCGATTATTCAACTCAGATTGCTGCAGTTCAGCGTTTGGTAGTCGGTGCGTATGGGGTAGCCCCTTTAGCGACATCGCCTTCAACTCAAGGCACAGTGCCATCCACCTCCTCCGCTCCACCCCAGGCTCAGGCTCCGTCCGCTATGGCTCCAGTAACCCAGCAACAGGGTGGACCAACATGCCAACACGGGCCACGCAAGTACAAGTCGGGAATCTCCAGCAAGACGGGGAACCCATACGCGATGTGGGTCTGTCCGATGCCTCAGGGCGCGGACCAATGCAAGCCAGTCAACTAGTACCAGAGCAATTTCCATTTTAAATAACTAGGAAGGGAGACCAATGAGAACTCTAGTTCGTTCTGTAGGTAGAGCCTCCATTGGTGGGGAACCTCTTCCTAGTTCATTTAAAGCGTTTGAAGCGAACAAGATTATCATCCGTCGTTCAGAAGTTTCTATGTTTGCAGGTGCGCCAGGAGCGGGTAAATCTACTCTTGCTCTGGCACTTGCACTCAAAACTAACGTGCCAACGTTGTACATATCAGCAGATACCAATGCACATACAATGGCTATGCGTTTAGCGTCTATGATTTCTGGCAAGAGTCAGTCAGATGTAGAACAGAAACTTAATACTGATGTTGGTTGGACGAAGGCAGTCCTCCAAAAAGGAAACCATATAGTCTGGTCGTTTGAATCATCACCAACACTAGAAGACATCGATGAGGAAGTCCAAGCCTTTGAGGAACTATGGGGATGTAGTCCTCACCTCATTATCTTGGACAACCTCATGGATGTCGCAACAGACGGAGGCGAAGAATTTGCTTCCATGCGTGCAATTATGAAGGAGTTGAAGTTCCTTGCGAGAGACACTAACGCTGCGGTTGTGGTATTACATCACACTTCGGAAGCAGTTCCTGGAAATCCTTGTCAACCAAGAAGTGCTATCCAGGGAAAGGTATCCCAACTTCCTGCTCTTATATGCACGCTTGGCACCGTTGGCACATCGCTGGGCGTGGCATCAGTCAAGAATCGCTACGGAAGAGCAGATGCGAACGGCACGCTCATGACTTGGTTAGCATTTAATCCAGAGTACATGTACATAGATGATATTCCAGAAAACATATGACACACGAACATGAATTTGTAAAAGATTTAGACGGGCAGATAACCTGTTCTATCTGCGGTGCAATGGATGATGAGAAAGAATTGGGATGACAACACGTAAATCACACAAGGCTAGAGGAGCAACATTTGAAACCGACACCAAAGATTACTTTAGAACTCTTGGATACGATGCTGAACGACTTGCTCGCACAGGTGCAAAAGATGAAGGCGACGTTGTTGTTAGAGCAGACTTCCTTGGAGCAAGCATTGGAATCATTGAATGCAAAGCCCCAGGGGCGGGCAACGCTATTGACCTCAGCGGTTGGCAAAAGGAATCTCAAGTTGAAGCAACGCATTATGCGGAAGCAAGAGGCATCGAGCGCGGAGTCATACTTCCAGCGGTCCTTATTAAAGCAAGAGGTAGAGCGATAGCAGATTCGTATCTAGTATTAAGGTTAGGCGATGTATTTGGTTGATGACTTACCAGACATAGTGGCGGTGTTGAAGCACTACGGTGCCAACATCAACCGCTCATCTGGTCAAGTCAATATCAAGTGTCCGTTCCATAACGACTCGCATGCAAGTGCAAGTTTTAATACAAGGCAGAACATATTCAATTGCTTCGCGTGTGGTATGCAGGGCAACAGTATTCAGATAATTGCTAGGAAAGAAGGGTGTGATATACGTGAAGCAAAGTCTATCGCAGAAGGAATTACTGGGGAGAGCCACCAGCAAGTACGCGGGAAGCATCTCTCTGGCGGAAGATTACCTAGCAAGTCGGGGAATAAGCAAGGAAGTAGCGCGTCTGGCGCGATTAGGCGTAGTAGAGGAGCCTGAACCTGGACATGAACAGTACACGGGTCGCCTCAGCATCCCCTACATTACAAAGACTGGCGTTGTTGACCTGCGCTTTCGCTCTCTTAACCCTGCCGTTGAACCGAAGTATATGGGTATGGTCGGTGTTGATACTCGCATGTACAATGTACTTGACATTGAGATTGCTGGAGATTGGATTGGTGTCTGTGAGGGAGAGTTGGACACGCTTACGATGTCTCGCTTGGTTGGAATTCCCTGCATTGGTGTTCCTGGGGCCAACTCATGGAAGAAGCATTACACAAGATTACTTGCAGACTTTGAAAGAGTCTTTGTCTTTGCCGATGGTGATGCCCCAGGGCGTGAGTTTGCGGCAAGTCTATCAAGAGAACTACCAGTCACCACAGTCACTTTCGGAGACGGGGAAGATGTTAACAGTGCTTACATTCGACACGGAGCACAATTCATTAGAGAAAAGATGGGGCTAAACATTGATTGAGATTCCACAATGCGAGATATGCGGTACGCAATTTGATAACATCTTTGATGCAGTCAATCATCTTATGGATGATGAAGATGATGTCTTTGACCCAGTAATTAAACTACCCAACGGTTACGCGTTACTTATCGGTTCTTTGCTAGAAGAACTCTATCATCATGCAGATGACCCAGCAATGATTAAAGATATTACAGAGATGACATACGCTACGCTCTATGCAGCACAGACAGATGTCATACAGATGAAAGAGTTAGTAGAAGAAGCAATAGTTAAGCAACACATGGTAACTATTGATGAAGAATTAAAAGAACTATTAGAGGAGGATAAATGAATCCAGTCGTGCGCGAGTTACATTTAGAAACTCATATCAATACTACAGTTGATGAGTTGTCTAAACTTCTCATTAGTAAACATAGGGACTACGGCCCAAAGAATATATCACTAGCCCCTGGCGGTGCTATCAATGGACTGCGAGTACGAATGCATGACAAGTTAGCACGCATCAATAACTTAGTTGATACAAATGCTAACCCAGAACATGAGTCGCTCGAGGACTCGTTTAAGGATATGGCAAACTATGCAATCATCGGATTGCTAGTACTAAGAGGGAAATGGGATAACTGATGATAGCAGTAGTAGATGGTTATAGGTATACCACAGAAGAATATAACAATAGAACTGAAATGGAATTAAGGAAAGCAGTTTCTGCAATCGCAGCATTAACCCTGCGTGTTAAAGAACTTGAAAAGGAAAAAAAATGAAAATCTTTGGACCATACAAAGGAAGCAAAGCAAATGGTGGGAGACCAATCTATGTCATCAAGCGCAAAAAGAAAGATGGCACAACTGAAACTACTTCGACCAACAAGGCACGACTTGACTTTGAGCGGGCTACTGGCAAGACTTTGGCTCGCACTACTGACGTTGACCATAAAGACAACGGAGGACGAGCAGGACGAGACGGCATCGACAACCTACAAACGATGAGTCATTCAAAGAATGTTGGCAAAGAGAACAAGCGTCGTACAATTAAGAAGGCTGTCAAAAAAACTATTAAGAGAGCGGTTAAAAAGAAGCCATGAGAACTATAGTTTGCATATCTGATTTGCAAGTACCGTACCACGATGTAGAAGCCACTAAGGCCGTGGCTAGATTTATCAAGGCGTACCAACCAGAT